CCACTAGTTCTAGCAGACGCGATAGGAAATATCAGTGGGAATCTGTCGTAGTACGGAAGCGTCTTTTTCCCTTTTGGATCGTATTGAAACAGATACATACGACCAAGCAACGGCTTATCTGTCAGACGCTGAGCATTACTACGAATCATACGAGTTGGGTTAGCTGTATTGAGCGTCTTAGCTTGATTACGAAACCAAGCACGAGCATCACGTTTCGTTGATGGTGTGATACCTTGCGAGGCAGCTTTAGTTAGCATTCTATCGAAAATGTATGCGACCATTAGATACCGAGTTCCTTTTCCGTCAGCACGACGAATTCCCATTTACGGTCTTCGCAGTAATCTTTAGCAGCGTGCCACTTTGACATATTTATTCCATATGTTGCCACTTCTTGCAAATATCTCTTCGTTGGTTTAGAACCTTTGTTCCTAGGAGTAGGCGGAACAGCCTGTGAGCGCGGCTTAATCTCAATCATCTTAACGACCACGTTCCCATCTTTGTCGCGCATGCGTATGAGGAAGTCAGGAAAATAGCGATGCCATTTGCCATCAAGTGGCGACTTATATGGGATAGCGAGTTCTTCCGATGCCCACTGGATAATGTTAGAGTTCTCGTCAAGATACTTCATAAAGCGAAGCTCCCACGATGAACGATAAACGATTTTCGTGGGATCACCTTTATATTTCTGGGGATGTTTGGGCTGAAAGCGCCCTTTGTAAGTAGCCATAACTCTATATATTTGATATAAATAGATAACTATAAAGGAGAATCATTTTGAGCGTACTATCAATATTAAGAAACGCTAGAATAGGCGCTGGTGTTGTCGCAGGAGCGGCAGCTGGATTTGCTACCGGTGAATTCATCGGAGGATTGAGCTCTGGACTAATAGGTGGTATTGCTGGAGCAGATATGAATGCCGGTAAGTCTATATGGTTTCCTCAGGAACTTTTAGAAAATGATCACTATATAGAATTTGTTGCTAAGCAAACAAAAGGAGCAGGTAGTTCATTTTTAGATGCTGCTAACTTAGGCGGATTTAGTTTAGGTGGTTCAACCACTTTAGGGGGAACGATACGTCTTCCTATGCCTTCTCAATTATCGACAGATTATAATCCAGAATATTCTGATCCAGCTTTAGGTGCTGCTGCAGGAATGGCACTTAAACCATCCGATCAAGCTATCTATGGTAATCCTACTATGGGTAATCAAGCTATGGTCGGTAACAGCCTACAAGGTGTAGGTTTATCTTTAGTTGGAGGAGCCCTCGGAGCAGGATTAGACAAAGCGATAGGACTTATTCCTAAAGAACTTGGTGGAGCAAATGCAGCAGGAGCTCTGCTCAAAGTCGGTGGAGGCGTTGCAGTTAACCCTCATAAGATTGTATTATTCACTGGAGTAAATTTTCGTACACATAACTTTTCCTGGAAAATGTCACCTAAAAATCGTCGCGAATCTGATGCGATTCGTCAGATAATCGAAATGTTCACTTATTACTCTCATCCTGAATATGTAACCGGTGGATTATTTTTCAAGTATCCAGAATTCTTTGAGATCAAGTTTAGACATCCAGAATATCTATTCAAACTACAACCTTCTGTGTGCAAAGATATTAAGGTAAATTATCATGGTCAAGGATATCCTGCATATATTCGTGATGCTAACGGAGGCGGTGTTCCTGCGCCGGCAGAAGTAGAATTGCAATTGTCGTTTATGGAAACCGAAATCGTCACAAAACAATCACTCAATGGTGTGCTTAAAACGCCACCACCGCAACCATCACCGGCGTCACCACCGAAACCAATGCCGCAAGTCGACCCAATGGGTAGTGTCACTGGTTTTTAGTGATAAGGAATATAAATGGCTTTTTTATTCAGACCATATCCTACGATTTCATATAGAGTACCTGGGACCAAGAAAAATATTCTTGCGACGGATATCACTCGCAGATTTTCTGTAGCGAATTTTATACGAAACGCTAAGGTAACGTTCGACGAATATACTGTCCAAGAGGGTGAGCGTCCAGACATGATCGCGCATGGATATTATGATGACAGCACATTAGATTGGCTTGTGTTACTAACAAACGAAATCCAAGACCCATATTACGAATGGCCTTTATCATACGAACAACTACAGACTATGGTTTTGCAAAAATATAGAGGTAGAGGAACTAACGGCAGCGATACTGCTACTCTTTCGTATGTGTATCAAACAGTTCATCATTATGAATGGATCGTACAAAAAGCCTCTGTTATTTCTGATTATGGTAATCGTAGAATACTAAACGAAAAAACTCTTACAGTCGACTATACGACTTATCTAACTCTAACAGATACTGATCGTAGATCGGTGAGCATATTTCAATATGAGCAAAACTTAAATGAACAACGTCGTCATATCTATCTATTAGACCTACACTATACGCAGCTGATCAAGGAACAGCATCCATATGTCTTTGAAGAAGGTGTGTATGTACGATGAGTGATGTAGGCGGTGGCGTACTTAATGGTTGTTCTATTGCTGGCACAGATGTTCGCAATCTGGTGTTCACCTTAGAGTACTACGAAAGCATTTATTCATCAACGGCATCAGCTAATATAACGCTGAACGATGCGGCGGGTTTTTATCAGAACGCTAATCTTAAAGGCGGAGAAGACGTTTCGTTTTCATTTGGCGCAAGAAGTGGTGATAGCATAAAGATGAATTTTAAAGTAGGAAAGCTCGGCGATCGTACTCGCGCGAAAGACAACCAAGATATGTACATGATAACTTGTGTTCCGCAAGAGTTCCTAGAACAAAATCGAAAAGAAATCGTTAAGGCATATAAAGAAAAAAAAGTGTCGGAAATGACTAAAGATTTCCACGAAGAATACGTGAAAGAATCTAATACTCTAAAGAAAGACTTAGTCACAAACGAAGAAACCGAAGGCAAACAAAACTATTTTGGAACTGGTCGTTCACCTGTTACAGCTATTCGTTGGGCAGGCAAAGAAGGTAAATCATCCGAAGGAAAAGCATCGAACTATGTGTACTATCAGGATCGCGATGGATATCATTTCCGTACGATTGATAAGATGCTCCAGGGTTCTGTCGTAGAAACATTAGCATATTCTGCGCAAAATATCGGCGCTGCTGGTGGCGACCCATCAAAAAAAATCATAGCCTTTGACCAGAAAAACGACTTAGATCAAATGGATTCTAGTTTCAATGGAGCAGATTCAGACCATTGGTATTATTATGATCCTACTACAGGTAAAATTGGAGGTGGATATAAACGCAAAGGTGCTGGTGATACTACACACCTCGGAAAAGATACTATCACAGACTCTGAATCAAAAGCTAAAGATACTGCTCGCGGCGAAGGATTCAGTTTAATCGTAGTACCTGGCGCATCTAAAAGTAAAACTCGTGATGCGCGCGATCCTAAGATAGCAGAAACAAAAAGAACACTACATGAACACGGAGCAAAATCATCTGCTGCTCTGCAGTTAGATAATCTTGTAATGAATCTTCGTGTTCCTGGTGATATCAAGTATAAACCAGGCATTAAATTAAAGCTAAGTATTCCTGCTAACCAAGAAGAAGGATCACTAGATAAGCGCTCCGGTGATTATCTATTGACTTCAGTTAGACATGTTCTTTATCGCGATGATAAAGATTTCAAGTACGAATGTGTTTTAGAATGCAAGAGCGATTCGCACAGCAAATCTGCTCCTAGTGGCACCGGAGGAATATCATAATGGCTGAATTTAAATCAGTAATGGGTCAAGATGGACTCAAGTGGTGGGTTGGTACAGTTGAAGATCGTGGATCTGGTCAGTTCTCTGGTCAAAAGGACGAATTGAAACTAGGTCGTATCAAGGTAAGAATCAAAGGTCATCACACCGAAGATAAAGGTAAGTTGCCTACGAAAGATTTACCTTGGTGTTATGTCATGACTCCAACAACTTCTGCTTCTATCAGCGGCGTAGGTAGTTCTCCTACTGGCATCGTAGAAAATTCTAAGGTCATAGGATTTTTCATGGACGGAGATGGTGGTCAGGTTCCTTGCGTGTTCGGTACGTTACCGCATATCCAACAAAAGAAAGACGCTGAGCCAAATGCTCCAGGATCTGGAGAAACGAAATAATGGCTAAGATTACTGTTAAGAGATTAGCAACTTCTAACAATATGCCAACGATAACTGGCACAGTAGAATACGAACGATTTGATTCTTTAGGGAAACCGAAACATACTATTCAGGTGTATGTCAACTACAATAAGTATAAGCTGTTCGACGGAAATTTAGGAATAGACGAAAAAGCTAGTCCTAATATATGGAAACTGCATTTCAGTTCACCGCTGTATCCTGGAACGTATGATATTCAGGCGCAAATCGTTGATGTCAATACAAATACAGTTGTAGCATCAGATGATACGTTAGACGAGCTCACTATCACTAATCCACCTGTAGTTACATATGCGTCACCTAAATCTAATCCTCTAACGATTCTTGGTAAAGTAGCTCTTGTTGTTGGTCTAATGAATGGTCTACAGAAAGCTTTCGGTGGACAAAATGGTATCGGTGATAATCCTTCGGTTCATCCAGCTCAAGACGACCAGATATCAACAACTTTGTTAGGACGTGGAGCACAAGAAGGTGATACCGATCCTAGAAGAAAAGATAAAATCAAACGTCAAAAGAAAATGGTTGTGCCGTATCCTGTTCCACGACCTGCAGAATTTAAGAGTACTAAACCAGCAGGAGCAGACGCTGCGCTCGCGAAAGCTAAAGAGGCACTCGGCGATAGTAGCGGATTAGACGCAACAGTAGATCCAGGTGATGCATCGTGGAATGATAAGATAGACGAAACAGAAAAAGTTCTAGCAGAAGCTCAGGGTAAAACTGATGCTATGAATGAAACATATGATGCTGCTGTACAATCTGCTGGAGGCGATGAAACTAAGGCTATGTTAGCACTAGAACCAGATTCACAAGCAGGCATAGATACATGGGTTCCTAATCTAAGTTCTGTTAAAGCAGCCGTAGAAAATACTAATGGATAAGGATAGTTAATGCCTGATTATAAAGAAGAAGTACCTGGTGGTAAGAAATCTGAATATCTCGGTAATCACACATTCACAACCGAAGCTGGTCATATCGTAGAGTTCGATAATACGCCAGGCGATACTCGTATTCACATTTATCATTGCTCTGGTACGTTTATCGAAATCAAAGACGATGGCGCTTACATATCAAAGGTTGAAGGTAAAACACAAGAATTCAATAACAACGGACGTGACCAGAATATCAACGGTGATTTCAATATCACTGTCAAGGGTAATGTTAATATGCACGTCACGGGAAATTTCAAGCAAGAAGTGCGCGGTGACTATGAATTAATCACACATGGTGATTATCGTGTTAAATCTAAAGCAGGACATTTCCATGAAGTCGGTGGAGATCAGCGTGTCCAAGTAAACGGCGTCACTTCTCATAGAACTTCTAAAGATCGTGATGAAACAACAGGAGGCGTTAAGGTTCAATCTGTTCTATCAGATTATTTCTCATCTGTTGGTGGGGAATATCAACAAAATGTTTCGTCTGATGTTTCTATTGGTGCTGGTGGACAAATAGGAATCACTGCTACAGGTCAAATGGGATTAGGAGCGGGAGACACTATTGGTATTGCTTCTGCTGCTCAAGTGCAAATGAAAGCTGCTACAGGAACATTTATCACTGACGACTACGCGATTAATATAATCAGTAACGGAAGTGCTGGTGCTTTGATGTGGGGTAAGGGTTATAAAGCAGGTATATTTTCATCAGGTCACGATGTTCGCGTTGGAGCTGGTGGTAAATTCTTAACACAAACTGATGGTGGTTCAAAACTTGATTCAGCCGGACTTATCCCACCCGCTGGCAAATCTCTTCCGACCTAAAGGTATCATATGGCAGACGAAATATCAACAGCAGAACAATTAAAATTATGCAGTAAAGTTTCTGCTGCGTTCCCTGACGCGATTCCTGGACAGATATACACTATCAACGGTTTTCCTGTTATGTATAAGGGTGTTGATAGAATCGTTGACCAGATCGACGAAATGAATAGCAAATTCCCTGGAATGCTTAATGTAGAACATGCGGCGGCGATGTTAAGGGATCCATTAGGATTTAGGCCTCCGCCATTTCAAATGCACCCAAGTATCGGATACGCGCTCACGGGAAATATTGCTGGTGCATTAAATGGTCCTGTAGGTGCAGCATTGAATGGTGTATTAGCAGGAGCTGGTATCGCTGGAGGTGTCGCAGGATTAGCTGCTGGACCCATAGGGGCAATTGCTGGTGGGTTAACTGGAGGACTTGCTGGAGCTATAGGTGGAGCATTAGGTGGCGGTTTGTCTTCGGCTCTTGGTGGATTATCTGCTAATTTCCTACCCCCAGGCGTAAGCGCCGCTATGAATGAATTCAAAGGTGCTATTAATGGGGTTATGAAACAACTTCCTATCAAAGGTTCTGGTGCAGCTGACATCGTTAATAAAATAGCAGAAGTTAAAGTTCTGATGAACTTAGGACTAAAAGGTCCCACAGCAATTATATTTGCTGCTATGAAAGGTAACCTCTTATCAGATATTCCTGGATTAGACGCCCTTAAAGATGTGGTGAATCTCCAGAGTCAAGTTTCCGGTATGATGAAAGCTGTTTCCGGTGGTCCTGTTGCGTTTGCAGCTCAAGCAGCAGCTATACATAGTCAGTTCCCTATGATAAATGTTAATGCGCTTGCGTCAAAAATGATAGCAGGAACTGTAGCAAGTTCATTAGGTTCTGCCATGAACCAAGCTATCGGTGGAGCTGCAGGAAATATCGCAGGAGGAATAACTGGGGCTGTTGCTGCAAAAGCACTAGGTGCAGGTGGTGTTGGCGCTATAGCTGCCGGATTAGCGGGCGCAGGATTTGACATTAATTCTATGGTCCCTAACATGAATCTCATGCCTGGAGGTATCATGAAGATGCTTCCTATCCCAGGAAAAATGCCTACAACAGACGCAAAAGACCCACAGAAAACTAATAAACCACCCGAACCAGTTAAACCTATTCGCCCCAAGAACCTTTTCGCAGAATCTGCTGCAGGATCTACTCTGTCTGATTTAACTAAACCTATTTCACAGTTCATGGGTATCGCTGCCACAATTGCACCTATGATGAATATGGTTACAGATAGCGCAGCAAAAACTTCGAGTGGCGTTCAAAAACTAGGACCTAATGCTAATACAGCTAACTGGGGCTCTGGTGGTTATGGATACGATAAGACATTAGCTGCTCAGGAAAAGAAAAGGCTTGAGATATCAGCTAAGATCGAAAAGCATACTCAAGAACTTAAAGAAATGGTCGACTATAGCAAACTCACAAAATATAACTACACAGACCTTATCAAGAAATATCCTGAGATAAAGCCTAATACGACTGTGGCTGAAGCGTTGCATATCATAGATCTAGCAGATAAAGCCGCTGGTACTATGACGGCTTGATACAAATCATATTATAATGGTCGCGTTGACATTCGTCAAGACTTTTTTGTGAATAAATAAAGAAAAAGGATACGTATGATAAAGAGACCATTACCAACTTCGCTTAAGAAAGTCGTCAATAGGGACTTCGATTTGCAGTTTCGTGCTCATCCGTCAACTGGTAAATTGTTGATGAAAAAGGACGACGACACAGTAAAGCAAGCTCTTAAGAATCTAGTGTTGACAAATCAATACGAGCGCCCGTTTCGCCCAAACTACGGCGGCAACGTTCGCAAGAGACTATTCGACCTGCATACTTCTTTCACCAAATCTGATTATGAAAACCTAATCGAAACTGCGGTAAAGAACTATGAACCACGAGCATTGTTGGATAGCAATTCGATAAACATCATAGAGCATCCTGACGAAAATCGTATGGTGATAAACATACGATTCAAAAATCAAACGACTCTAAACGATTTACAGTTAGACGTCAACTTAAATAGGGTTCGCTAATGGCTTCCAGCACAGATCTTATTGTAGCAGGACTAGATTTCGACACCGTTCGTGCGAATCTTCGTAACTACATCTCATCGAAACCAGAGTTCACCGATTACGACTTTACAGATTCTGCTCTCGGTACGTTGCTGGATTTGTTGGCATATAACACTTACTATAATTCGTTCTATGTTAATATGGCCCTCAATGAGTCGTTCTTGGATACTGCTCAGACCTACGACAGCGTGGTTTCACATGCTAAAACATTAGGCTATATGCCTACTTCTGCTCGTAGCGCAAAAGCCAACGTACATCTTATTTTCACCAACTCTTTCGCGAATACAACATTTCGTTCTATAGTAGTTCCTAAGGATACGAAATTTACGACCGTTGTTAATGGTTCGTCATATGTTTATGTAACTCCTCAGACATATACGATCACAGCAAATACGGGCAATGGGTTTGCCGAATATATCAATATCGTCGAGGGGAATCCGTTATCGCATAGATACCTATTCAATCGCACTTCGAACACTTCTTTCGTTTTACCGAACCAGATGGTAGACACGACAAGCATTAGTGTTTCTGTCAACTCTAGCGGAAATGTTCAAACATATTCTTTAGGTGACGATATTCTTTCTGTGAACTCTAGCTCTAAGGTGTTTTATCTAGAAGCCGACCAACAACAGAAATACAAGATTGCGTTTGGAGATGGTGTTCTTGGTCAGCAACCAACTACAGGTTCTATTGTTACGATATCTTATAGAGTATGCAATGGCGAAACCACTAATGGTTCTAATAATTTCACTATAGTTAATCCAACGATTGATGGTCAAAGTAGTATTGTTATTGTTCCTGTAGGGCGCGCAACAGGCGGAGCCGGCATAGAAAACATCGAGTCTGTTCGTTTTAACGCACCAAGAATATATGAAACTCAAAATCGTACGGTAACTGCTGAAGACTATAGAAGATTGATAATGGACCAAAATCCAGATATCTCATCTATTAATGTTTGGGGCGGAGAAGAAAACGATCCTCCTATCTAC